GGACCCAACACAAGAATGGGAGCGCCTTCACCAGTGGTGCCGTCATGGTTGTGACCAGTGGAGCTATTGAATGCTGCTTGAATACCATCGAACTCATTGTCGAGGTCTGCGGCGTTGATGATGTTGCCATCAGCAATGTTATTAGTGGTGTCTGTACGGGTATAGCCTGCCATATGTTTTCCTTAGCTAGTTAGTTATAACGCATTAGCGTCTGTCATGTGTACTATATTCAATCGTTGCAGCATCAAGAGAGAACGGTGGGTTCTGACTGTCAGAAACAAACTGAATTGAAACACTAAAGCCTGAGCCAATTAGTTGTGTCTCAAACTGTTTCGTCAGCTTATTACCATAAACTGTAGTACCATACTTAGCGCCACTGTTGCCATAGAAACCTACAGTGCCTGTCTCGTTTGACAAGTTGATAGTGGCAGGCTGAATAGACCCTGCGTTGTCAAAGTCAAGCTTCAAGTTGACAGAGGTGGTGACGCCCCCTTGCGGGTCTGTATAGAGCACCATCTTGTAGAACGTCTTACGCACACGAGGATCATTGATGTAAACAAAAGGTGTAGCAAACGAAGCGACAATGTTAGAGCCGTCAAAGCTATTACCACTCTCCATCTGATAGACAAAGCCATCACTGTGAGCAAACACCAATGTCTCTGTCTGATTGACATAGTCACCATCACAGACATAGGCTTTGATACCAACTGTCTCAGCCCACGACATAACACCAGTGTCGTTGCCGACTGTCTGTGTACCCATGATGCCTTTGGCGCTTGATGTAGACACGCTGCTGTTATACCCCAACAAACGGTATTGGCTTTTCTGCTTGATGACACAGCTTGCAAAAGACGAGCTAGATGCAATGAGACTTGTCATCTCCTGTTGAATAGGTTTAGACACCACACCCAAGTTGAAGTCGCCAACACGGTCTGTAGCGCTAAGCAGACGCAATCCTTCAGGACCGAGGAAGATGACATCACCACCAATTTCCTCAACAGTGTCAGAAGCAACACAGCCTACGTTGCGTGTAATTGGTTGCAGCACAAAGTCTTGTAAGGTGTTGCCTGTCAACTGACTGATGGTTTTATCGGTGAAGATGATGAGGCTTTCACGAAACACGATGAGTGCAGTGATTGCTCCCCCAACATTGATGACACCAGCACCGTTGGCAGCAGAAAAGTCAGAGTCGGTGTAAGGTGCAGTGAAGGTGATGGTTTCACCTTTAGCGAAGAACATCTGATTTTTGTGATAGACAACAAACTCAGCACCAACTACATCAGACGGAGCAGAAGATAACACTGTGAAGGTTGTACCATTCCATGTGAAAGGGAAACCATAGCCGTCAACACCTATCACCTTTTCTACAGTGGCAATGCGATACTTAGCCACACGCAACTTACCACCATTGGCACGACTGACAGACCTCCATGTAATAGCAGCATTGTCGGCTGGACTAGATGCTAAAGCTGGATAGATCGAAATAGAAGCAGCAGTGGATGTGACAGTCGGTACAGCCAATACGGTATACACCAAAGTAACACCAGCGATACTGAAGGTGTCACCAATCTGTGGAACGCTAGTCAGGCCGTCAACAGCCAATGTTGTTCCTGTCTGACTACCACCATTGACCAACACAGTGCCATATACAGGCTTGTTGATTTTGGTGTAGCCTGAGCCAGTGGTGGAATAGATGTCACCGTTGCGATAGGCCAGCACAGTGCTGTTCCAAGCAACAACACCCTTGATAAGTCCTGTATGACTGGTAAAGGTGATGGCTGCTTTGTCGGCAGGGCTAGACGCTAACGATGTTGTCAGTGTAAGCGTTGCTTGCTTGTATGTGCTGTTGTAGCTAACACCAGCAGTGGCAATTGTGTAGGTGCCTGTAACACCAGCAATGGTGAATGTGTCGCCAACTACAGGGGCAGCAAACAAGTTAGAGACAAGCAATGTTGTCCCTGTTTGGCTACCACCTTGTACCAACGGCTCACCATAAGCTGGAACGAAAGAGCTTGAGTATTTATCAAAACCTTCGATGCGGCGATAACCACCGTCCACTGAAGGCTCAAAGTTTCTTAGCAATCGTGCGCTACCGGGCGCTTGAGTACCGTGCTGTAGAGGTGACAGATTCGACACCAATCCTCCACGAAACTCGAAAGGATATGTCTGCCATTTATCAGCCATTACTTGACCCTTTCACCGAATGCAGAAAACAAGCTTTGGTTAATGGCAGTAGAGCGCATATAGCTGACACGATTGACCAACATAGTACGCATACGTTTAATGCCTTCTTCAAACTTACCCTTAGCTAAGTTGGCAGCTTGTTCATTACTACGAAACATGTAGGCGTGATACATAGCACCATCAATGATGACGTGTCTAAAACGCTCAGGAACAGCAGGAACGTCTGTAGTGTTTATCAAATCAACAGGGACTCGATAATACTCATACACAATTTCATAAGCCTGATCAGGGGCTGGTACAACCAACCACTCCAAACTAGGTGCATGAACAATATGTTTTGGAATAGTTAACTTAGAAGTGTCTGTTGAATATTCTTGATCAACAGCCCTCTCAAGGTAGTCTTCATATTGCATAATAGACAGCTTCACTGTGTCATTACCAAGTGTACTGTCAGCTTTGATACGGAAAGTGTCAAAGTCAATGGTGGATGTGTCAGACGGAAAAGCGTAACGAGTGGTTCCGACTGACAATACATCCTCAGTGATTACATGATTGAAGGGCCAGTCTTGACCAGCATCATAAACATCACGCAATGAAGCGTTAACAGAGTCTTTGATTTGTGAATAGAAACCAGAAGTGTTATTGAAATTAGCAGAGGTAAGTTCGACCTCATTGAGTCGTCGATTTACTTCATTAACCAAATCGATATAATTGTAAGACATATTATTGTTCCTTAATTTTCAAACGTACAACACGCTCGGCTATACTATTCCTATTGTCAGTCATTGTACAGTATATCTTATACTCAGCATTATTAGTACCAAGATTTAAATTGATAGTAGCAACATCACCACTTATAGTCTGCGATACATTCTGAAGACCGTTCACTGTTGTTGCTGGAGAAAACACTGTCTTAACACCACTCTCATTATCTACCGACCATACAACTGAAGTGATTGTATTACCCGCCAGATACCTAGACCAATCAACACTATAGTCCAACAACTCATCTTTATCTTTACTGGGCCATTTGAATGACATATTTATTCCTTAGTTTATTCATCAACACTTGTTGTTCGATCATCCGAAGTTGATCGTCTTGACACGTATACTGCTCTATCTACAACGGACACCAGTCCTGTCCGTTCAGCGGAAACAGACTCTCGTGGAACATACACTGTTCTATTCATGGCAGGTACAACCAATACTCGTTCGCTAAAAATAGAATATCTAGGTACATACACTGTCCTTTTTCTATTGTATAAATCCTTTACCGCTTCGTAATCGAATCGTATAGTTGTAACAGAAATAGGACCAAACGTCACAACACTTTGTTCAATAATGTAGGACGCTGCTGTAAATTTACAGGAGTATACATCTGTCACACCTGCACTCTCCGACACAGAAAGTGTAAGAATGCGAGCAGCTTGACTGGTGTCTGACATTGATGATGAACCAGCAAACGATGAGTTGTACACGCTACCTGCTGGACTGAACGACTCCACAGCCTGTGCAGTTTCTGCTGAAGCCGCACTGAATGTACTAGCCACGACTTGGGTTACGTCTGTGCCTTGAGCAAGTTCAGCTATTGTTGGGTTGGCCGTGTAAACATTGGTCTGGACCTCAAAGGCTGTGGCGGACTCCGCAATGTTCGGGCGTGTTGTGTTCGCGTTGACCACAGAGTCTAGTGCCGTCAGAGCTTCGTTAATTGCGCCCCCTACTGTTATGAGTGCGTTAGCCACATCAGCACCTGACACTTGCTCAGGGACAACTGCGTTAAACGCGGCAACGGCTGCAAGGACTTCAGAAGCGGTAGTGGCCTCGGACACCGACAGGTTCAAGATCAGCACCGCAGTAGCAATCTCCTGCGCTGTCGTGGCCTCCGAGATGTTGGATAAGAACAACAACCCGCCAGCGGCACTGTCCGCTATGGCTGCAAGTTCAGACACCTGCGAACTCAATACTGCTTGAGCCGCAAGCTGCTCAGAGCCTGTGGTCAATTCCGCAATGGTGGCAGATAACGTCAGTGCTGCGCTGACAAGTTCAGAAGACGTTGCCGACTCCGCCACCGAAGCGATGAATGCGCGGAAGGCTTCTACGGCATCTGCAACCGTGGCTGATTCACTAAGAGCGCCAAGGCAGATGAACCCTGCTGCTTGCGCGTCTGCGGCTGTGATGGACTCCGACACACCAATATTTAGCGTGGCAAGGCTGCTCTGTGCGTCTGCGGATGTAGCTGACTCAATAATGAACACCGAGATGAAGGGAGCCACCACCGTGCCGTTGATGTAACTGACGGACAGATATTCCATCGTCCCGTCATTGGACAAGAAGTTTAGCCCCGTGTTGTTGCCCGCGTCCGTGGACAATAAGCCCATGTTCCACGCTGTAGGCTTTTGCAAGATGGCCTGAGTCGTGTTGGTAGAGCCAAGCTGCAACAGGTTACCCAAAGCACCACTGATTGTGAAGCTCGTGAACTCGTTGGTTGTGCCTCCAGTAAACTGGATACGGCCAATGGCTGTGTTGGTCAGACCTGCGAACTTGTTGGAGCCTGTGACAGTCAGCGTACCTGTACCGCCTTGATTCAGTGTCGGGTAGGTTTGAATGCCACCGCCTGCAAACGTCTTGGAAGATGCGCTGGTCAGGCTGATCGTGCCTGTGCCTGTGACTGTGAGGTTTGTTGATGTTGCCGCAGACCAAGGCGAAGTTCCTGCAATTGTCCAAGTGCCAGAGCCAATTGCAACAGTTCTTGTGGTTGTCGCGCTAGTCGCAACTGAGGCTCCTGAGGAATTTAAAGTTACATTGAACCCGTTTGCGTCAAAGGTTCCTTGTGAGACTGCAAATACGGATGATGAACATAAAAACGCATCTTGAATTGTTACTGATCCAGAAGGTGTGTTTGTTCTAATGCCTTGAGTAAACGTCTTGCCAGAACTTGTAATCGTCTGGCTTCCACGCCCAGCAAAAGTCAAATCCCCTGTACCCGTCAGCGTAGTGCCAGTACCGTTGATCCAGTTGCCGTAGATCGCAGGTGTCTGCGAAACCGTTGCCAACGTCATCGTGTTGCTGGTACGGGCAGACATATCAATCGTGCCAATGTTGT